CAGTTCAGCTTCATGACGACCGAATGGGACCTGCTCTGCAATCTCGCGAGACTGGAGGGGTTCGATGTCTTTGTCAGCGGCAGCACGTTGAACTTCCAACCCGCCTTCGTGACGCCCGATGTCGTCCTGTCCGTGGCGCCGACCGACCTGGTGGATCTGCGCATGGAACGCTGCCTGACGCTGGCGCGGGGTATTCAGGTGACGGTGAAAAGCTGGAATGCGCGGCAGCAGACGATGTTCGCCGAAACGGCAACTTTGGCTGGCACGTCCGACTGTGGCGGCCCGCCCCAGACCTACGTGTTCGTCCAGCCTAATCTTACGCCGGACCAGGCGCTCAATCTCGCCCAGCGCAAGCTCGCGGAGCTGGCACAGCACGAGCGGGTCATCGAACTGACGATGCCCGGCGAACTCACGCTGACGCCGCGTAGCCTGATCACGCTGACCGCAACCGGGACGGCATTCGATCAAAGCTATTTCGTCGACACCATCGAGCGCCGGATCGGCGTCGGATGCGGATTTGTCCAGCGCGTCCGCGCAAAGAACATGTCTTCCGGCGGCGCTGCCGGCTTGTCAAACCTCAGCAACGGAAGCGGAGCCTGAACCGATGGACCGCGTTGTCAACGCCCTCAAACGCCATGCGGGCATCCTGGACCAGGGACATGCGCAGCCCCGGTTCGGTCTGGTCACGTCGTACGATCCGGCCACCGCCGCGGCTCGCGTCACGTTGCAGCCGGAAGGCGTTCTGAGCGGCTGGCTGCCGGTGCTATCGGCCTGGACAGGCGCCGGCTGGGGGTTGATCTGTCCTCCTTCACCGGGAAACCAGGTCGTGGTGCTGTCCCAGGAAGGCGACGCCCAGCACGGCGTCATCATCGGCGGGACTTATTCAAACAGCCAGCCGCCGCCAGCGACGCCGGCCGGCGAAATTTGGCTGGTGCACCAGACCGGGACTTTCCTGAAACTTTGCAACGACGGCACGGTGCAGGTCCAGGGTGACCTGCACGTCAGCGGAGACATCTACGACTCGAAGGGCTCCTTGTCGCGCATGCGCAGTCATTATGACTCGCACACGCACATTGATTCTCGCGGCGGAACGACCACCACGCCCAATCAGCAGGACTAGGCCGCGATGAGCGATCTGTCGCAGCAATGGGGCTCCGACCTGCTGGCCGGACCGACCGGCGATCTCGCCCTCGCCTCGGGCGCCACGCTCGCCCAGCAGCGCGTCCTGCGGCGGCTGCTGACCAACCCTGGCGACTATATCTGGCAACTTGATTACGGCGCCGGTTTGGGCCGCTTCGTCGGCCAGCCCGCCAATGCGTCGCAGATCCGGGCCGTCATTCGCAGCCAGATCTTCAAGGAGTCGGCGGTGGCACGCACGCCGGAGCCCGTCATCGACGTGCAGGGTCCGCCGAACGCCGCTGCCGGGACAATTTACGTCCACATCCGCTACGTCGACGCGCCCACTGGCGAGACCCAGCTTCTTTCCTTTTCGATCGGCGGGTGAATCATGCAGCTTTCGCTTCAGACCTTCACGACACTGGTACAGAACATGGCTGCAGCGGTGCAGTCGGCGGCATCGCAGCTTGTCGATCTCACCGTCGGCTCGGCGCTGCGCGCAATCCTCGAAGCGAACGCGTCAGTCGCGCTTTGGATGCAGTGGCTGATCCTGCAGGTTCTGCAGATGACGCGGGCCGCAACCAGCAGCGGTCCGGATCTGGACAGTTGGATGGCCGACTTCTCGCTGCAGCGACTGCCGGCCTGTGCGGCGACGGGTATCGCGGCCTTCTCGCGCTACACGGCTACGGGCCAGGCGCTGATTCCCGCGGCCTCCCTGGTGCGCACGGCAGACGGGTCACAAACGTTCGCGGTTACCATCGACCCAACCAATCCAGCGTGGTCCCCGTCACAGAACGGCTACGCCCTGGCCACTGGCGTTGCCACGCTGAACGTTCCGATTGCCGCTCAGATTGCCGGTACCGTCGGCAATGTTCAGGCCGGAGCGATTACAATGCTTGCCTCGGCGCTGCCTGGCATCGACACCGTGACGAACCCCGCTCCGCTGCAGAATGGGCTCGACGCGGAGACAGACGATGCCCTTCGGTCGCGGTTCCGCAACTTCATCGCCAGCCGCTCACGGGCCACACCTGACGCCGTCGGCTACGCGGTCGTGAGCGTTCAGCAAGGCCTGGCCTACGCGATCGCGGAGAATCTAAACCCCGCCGGAATTCCGCAGATGGGGAGCTTCGTCGTCACTGTTGACGACGGCTCCGGATCGCCGCCGGCATCGTTGCTCAGCACCATCAGCACCGCCGTCGAAGCTGTGCGCCCGGTGGGGTCGATCTTTACCGTTCAGCCTCCCAGCGTCTTGCAGGCAAACGTGAGCGTGACGCTGGGACGATCTTCCGGTGCTTCACCCGCCGTTACGGCGGCGGTTGCGAACGCGATCTCCCGCTATGTCGATGCCCTGCCGATCGGCGCGCCCCTCGCGCTCACCCGGATCGCTCAGATCGCCTACGCCACGTCGCCGACAGTCACAAACGTCAGCCAGATGCAAATCAATGGCTGCACCGCGGACCTCGTGCCCCCGGCCTCGGGAGTGCTCAAGGCCGGAACGATTGCGGTAGCCTGACATGACGGGTGACCAGAGCGACATCGTAGCGCGGCTCAAGGTCGTGCTGCCCGGCGGATGGTTTGCCGATGAAACCCCTCTCCTCGATTGCGTGCTCGCCGGTCTTGGCTGCGCATGGGCGTGGGTCTATCAGACGCTGCAGTATGTAACTGCGCAAACCCGCATCGCCACCGCCACCGACGTCTGGCTTGACGTCATCGCCCGCGACTATTTTGGCCGGCGACTCGTCCGCCGGGCAGGTCAGGCGGATGATCCGTTTCGGCGGCGCATTATGGCGGAACTGCTCCGCGAACGCGGGACCCGGGCCGCCGTCATAGGCGTGCTGAAGGACCTCACCGGCCGGTCCCCCATCGTGTTCGAGCCTTCCCGCGCGACCGACACCGGAGCGTACGGGGCGGCTGGCGGCGGCTGGTCCGGGTTGGCTTATGGCGCGGCGGGCGGCTGGGGCAGTCTTAATCTCCCGTTCCAGTTCTTCGTGACGGCCTATCGGCCGGCCGGCTCCGGCATCGCCTTCGTCGCCGGCTGGGGCAGTGGCTGCGGCGGATACAACAAAGGCGCTGTTGAATACGGCAATCTGGCGATGCTGCAAGGCCAGGTGACCGACGCGGACATCAACGCGGCAGCCGCCAGCGTGCTTCCCATCGCCACGACCGGCTGGCTACGCATCACCAATTGAGCGCGCCCGCTGCAGCGCAAAGAGGACGCAATGGACAGGAATTTGGTCTATCCCGGAAGCATTCCGCTCGACACCGACCTGCTGACGACCAACCGGAACGCGATGGTCGCGCTGGGCTATCTGGCACAGGCAACACTCGGCACAGGCACTGTCGCCGACGGGCTTGCCTGCAGTCCCACCGCACCCGCCTCGATGACGATCAACATCGGGCCTGGCAGCATCGCGCAATTCTCGGTCCTCGATCCGCTGCCTTTCGGCTCGCTGGCCGCTGACAATGCCAGCCCATTGGTCAAGATGGGCGTCAATCTCGCGCCCACCCCGTTTACGCTGAGCCCGCCCACCACGTCCGGCCAATCGATCAACTATCTGGTTGAGGCCGCGCTGCTGGAGTCCGATACCAATCCGGTCGTTCTGCCATACTACAATGCAGCCAACCCGGCGTTGCCATATAGCGGCCCGGCCAACTCGGGCGCTGCCCAGAACACACTGAGGTCCCAACGCGTTCAGTTGCAGTTGAAACCGGGGGCACCCGCAACCACCGGGTCGCAGACGACTCCGCCCGTGGACAGCGGCTGGGCCGGGCTGTACGTTGTCACGGTCGGATACGCTCAGACCACAATCACCGCCGCCAACATCGTGCTGCATCCGCAGGCGCCCCTGCTCGCCTGGAAGCTCCCCGCCTTGCGCCCGGGCTTCGGCAGTGGCGTGCAGACTTTCCTGGCATCCGGTGCGTTCACCGTGCCGCAAGGTGTCACCCAGGTTGAAGTCGAGCTTTGGGGCGGCGGTGCTGGCAGCTACGCCTCTACATCAACCTACCCAAGCGGCGGCGGCTCCGGTGGCGGCTATGCGCGCGGCCGAATAACCGGCCTGTCGCCAGGCCAGGTTGTTCCCGTAACGGTGGGCTCGGGTGGCGTTGCAGGAACGACCTCGGGCACGGCGGCGACCGCCGGCGGCACGTCGAGCTTCGGGGCATTCGTCAGCGCGACAGGTGGCAGCTTGAACTATCTCGCGACAGCCGCCTATCCGCTGTTCGGCGCCAAGCCTGGCGGCTACGGCGTCGGCGGCGACGTCAGCATCAGCGGCTCGGCCGGCCAGGGGGCGTTGTTGAACCAGGGCGGCATGGGCGGAGCGGCGCCGATGGGGGGAATGCAGAACAGCGGCACCACAGGCGTCGCCGGCTTGTTCCCCGGGGGTGGCGCGGCGGGTGCCGGAACGGGAGCGAACGGCGCAACGCCATACAACGGGGCGCCGGGAGCCGCAGGTTATGTGGTGGTGAGATGGTAGCGATGAAAACGTATGCGCGGATCGAGGACGGTGTGGTGGCGGAATTGCTGACCACAGCCGGTGATATTGCCGAAATGTTCCATCCCGAGCTGACCTGGCTGGACGTGACCGCCGTCGCCGGCATTGCGGAAGGTTGGACCTTGGCCGGCACGACATTCAGCCGTCCGCAAACTTCCGCACCGGAAGCTGCCATTCCGAGCCTCGCCGATTTACAGGCGCGCATGGCCGCATTGAGCACGGAGCTACAAGCACTGGCCTCGTCCGGTCAGGCCGCATCGGCGCAGTGAGATGATATCAAACGACCCGTCAACCGTTCCGGGGACCTTGCTTATGCCGACGCCAGCATCCCATGTCTGGAAGCCGAGCACCGCTCGTACGGTCGTCCTGGATGCGTTCATTCCGGTACCGCGCGGATCTACGGCAGCCGCGCCTCCGCCATTGAACTGGCCGACCAAGGATCCTCAGGATATTCTTGACTACCAGTTCGATATTACGCCAGCGCTGGTCGGCAACAAAGGCGACTCGATCGCAACGCTCGACGTAACGACAGCGCCAGGCAACCCCGGCGATCTGGTTGTAAACCAGGTCACTGCCGATGGGGCAGTGGTCGTGCTTTGGCTTGCGGGCGGACAGGCCGGCACGGTTTATACCGTAACGATTCTGATCACCACGGTGAACGGCCGCAGCATACAGCGCAGCATTCTGCTCCCAGTATTGGAGCTGTCGATCCCGATTGCGCCGGCGACGGCTATTCTGACCAACACCGGCGCCGTGCTGACCGATCAGAACGGAAACCCCGTTCTCGCCGCCTCCTGAGCAGTGGGCGGCATCCCTCGCCGCCCTGCACCAAAATTCTGCCCAGGCATCACCGGACCCGCCAGCGACCGCTGCGCGGGGCTTCCTGTTTGGAGTTCCGTCAGGCATGCCGACGATCGATCAGCTCGCGCCCGCCACCGCAGCCTCGGACAACGACGAGCTTATGGTGAGCCAGGCAGGCACCGCCCGAAAGATCACGCGCGCGCAAGTTCTGGCCGGCGTGCAACCGGAGCTCGCCATCGCCGCCGGCACGCTGATGGGCCGCTGCAGCGCTGGCACCGGCGCGCCGGAAACGCTCGCCGTTGGCGCCAACCTTGTGCTTGCCAACGGGACACTGTCGGCGCAGGCCGCTCCCTACACCGTGTCGCAGCTTCCGGCCGGAACCGTGCCAGCGTCCGGAGACAGCGTGCCGCTCGGCCAGTCCGGCACGAACACCGCCGTGACGTATGGCCAGTTCATGAGCGGCTTGCCTGGGGTTGCCAATGTGGACGCCTCGCAAACGCTGGTTACACCGACCGGCGCATCTGGCGCGGTCAGGCTCGCCGACTATGCGGCGTCCACGCTCAGCAGCAGCGGCGGCACCATGGCGGGCGCCCTGACCCTGGCCTCCGACCCCGCGGCGCCGCTGCAAGCCGCCACGAAGAACTACGTGGACAATCAGGTCGCAACGCTGGTCCCGACGACGGGGGGAACGCTGGCCGGGGCGCTGACGCTTGCCGGCGACCCCACGAGTGCCCTGCAGGCCACGACCAAGCAATACACCGACGCGCAGGTTGCCACGGCCGTCCCAAAGACGGGGGGAACGCTGTCTGGGGCGCTGACGCTTGCTGGCGACCCCACGAGTGCCCTGCAGGCCGCGACAAAGCAATACACCGACGCGCAGGTTGCCACGGCCGTCCCGAAGTCCGGCGGAACCATGACGGGCCCGCTGATGCTTGCCGCCGACCCGGCGTCGCAACTGCAAGCGGCAACCAAGCAATACGCGGATGCGCGCGTGCTGCGCAGTGGCGATGCCCTGACCGGACCGCTGATGCTCGCGGCGGATCCGACCGCGGCGTCGCAGGCCGCCACCAAAAATTATGTCGATACCCAGCTCGGCACTGCGCTACCCAAGAGCGGCGGCGCGCTGACCGGCTTCCTGACCCTCGCGAGCGATCCGACCGCCTCCACCCAAGCGGCCACGAAGCGCTATGTGGATACGCAGGTGGCCACCGCCTTGCCGCTGAACGGCGGCACGCTGGCGGGCGCCTTGATGCTTGCCAGCGACCCTGCCGCGGCAAGCCAGGCCGCCACCAAGCACTATGTCGATGGTCAGGTTGCGACCGCATTGCCGCTCGGCGGCGGCACGCTGACAGGTGCTTTGTCGCTGGCCAGCGACCCTACCGCAGCGAGCCAGGCCGCCACCAAGCACTATGTGGACACCCAGGTGGCCGCCGCGGTGCCGCTGAGCGGCGGCACGCTGACGGGCGTCTTGACGCTGGCCAGCGACCCCACCGCTGCGAGCCAGGCCGCCACCAAACACTATGTGGACGCACAGGTCGCGACCGCCTTGCCACTCGGCGGCGGGACGCTGACCGGCGCGCTGACTTTGCCAGCCAATCCCACGTCCGCCCTGCAGGCAGCAACGAAACAATACGTCGATGCCGCCGGCGGCGCTACGACGGGAGAAATCAACGTCAAGTCCGCGCCGTACAGCGCGAAGGTCGACGGCACGACCGATGATACGGCGGCATTCAAGGCAGCCTATCAGGCGGCCCCCGCCGGCTCGGTGATCTTCGTGCCAAACGGCGTGACGGTGCTGCAGAATCCAAACACGTGGGGCATCTCGCTTACCAAGCTGGTAAAGTGGGCCGTTGATGGAACGACGCTGCCGGACGGAACCTCGCTGGCGAGCGCAATCTCCGGAGGCACCCCCGCCGCGAATTTTTTGCCCGGCATCGTTGTCGGAAATAGCAGCGTCAGTTCCGAAGCCAGCCGGTGCGGCTCGCAGCCTACCGACTTCGCCGTGCGACATGCCGCATACGTCGCGAATCACAGCGGCGGCACGGCCGGTTATGTCAGTTGCAACGATCGCACCGACACGATCATCTACGGTGCTCCCAACAATTACATTTGGGGCGGCCTGGACCGCCTGCTCTGGTGCGGCACGCAGACAGGGTCCTCGGCGACGCCGGCACAGCACGTCGGGCGCTACATCCAGACGATCCGCCAAGCCACGACGACCGGCCAGCCCCAGCCACAGTTGTGGGCAGCCTGCCTTGAATACCGGGACACCACCGGTCAGCCCTCAAGTGCGGTGAACGCTGCGCTGACCATCGAAATGGATTGGTACGGCAACGGCGCCGACGATGCAAATAACCGAGCAATACAGTCCCTGGTTGTCGGCCAGGCCAGTTCTACCGGCAGCCCCGTCCAGATTTCGACCATCATTGGGGCTTATCTCGCGGCCGGCTCCTCAGGCTATGCTTACAGCGTGTTCCGCGTCGCGATTCCGTTCTCGACAGCGGTGCTGGATACGACCGCCGCCCAGCAGATGACCGGCGCCGCGGCGATTAAAATGGCCGCCGGTCATGCGATTGCCTTCGAACCGACCAATAGCTATCGGCTGGCGTTCGACAACACGACCAATTCGCTTCGCTGGTCTGCGGCTACCCAATCATGCATCGTCGGCAAGGGTATCGCGGTCGGCTGGCAGACGGTCTGCGCCGGAACTACGACGCTCACCAGTTCCGCAGCCGGCAACATCGTCTTTCTGGCGGGCAGTGGATCAGCTTATACGATCACGCTGCCCGCTGCCAGCTCGATGGCTCCCGGTTCAGGCTTCACGTTCTCCGTTCTGGGCACGGCGGCTGCCACCATCGCCCCCGCTGGGTCCGATACGATCGACTGCCCGCCCGTGGTTCTGCATCAGAACGACCGCTACCACATCGTTGCGGATGGCAGTGGCGCCTGGCGCGAGGTCTTCCGCGCCAATCTCGTCAACCCGCGATTCGCGGCGCCGCCGGTGCTGCCCAGTTACACGGTCGCCGCTCTCCCGACCGCGGTTGCAGGTGCCAAGGCATTCGCCAGCAACGGACGCAAGCCGAGCGAGGCCGCCGCGGCGGGAACTGGCGTCGAGGTCTTCTACGACGGCGCTCACTGGATATCGGTCTGCGGCGGCACTCAGGTTCTGGCCTGACGATACGGCCCTGCGGCCAGGCGGTCCGTTCCCCTCTTCTCTCTTGTACGGATTCACGCAATGCCGACAATCTCGCAGCTTCCGGCCGCGGCCCAGGCCAATGCCGCCGATGAGGTACCGCTCAGCCAAGGGGGCAGCGCCAGGTCAGTCAGCGTCGGCTCGCTACTTGCCGGCACCCAACCCGCCATAATCACCGACCAGGGCACGCTGCTCGGGCGCACAAGCATGGGGCCTGGTGGCCCCGAACCCGTCTCGGTCGGGACCGGGTTGGCCATCAACGCAACGACGCTGTGCGCGAACGGGGCAGATCACGCCGCGTTCGCGCCTCAGCCGACACTCGAGACCACCGACCAGGTTGTCCTCAACAGCGCAGGCGCTCCCAAGCTGCTGGATCTTGGCTTGCTGCGCGGTCTGTTCTCGGCTGGGCAGAATATTACGATCGATCCTACCGGCATCATTGCCGCCACCGGCACCGGTGCGACCGAGCCGAGCTTCCTGGTCGGCGCGGCCGATCCGGCGCCCGGCATCGGCAAGAATGGCGACAGCTACCTCAATGCGACAACCGGCAAGGTGTTTGCCAAGGAAGCTGCCGCCTGGACCGACACCGGCACCAATCTGCGGGGTCCGCAAGGGCCAGCCGGGCAAGCCGGGCAGCCCGGCGCGACGGGTCCGCAGGGGGCGGCCGGATCCAGCACCAGCATCACGCAGGCGCCGGCGGTCACCACGATGGCTGCGACCGACCTCGTGGGCATCAGCCATGCCGGTGCGGACCATTCCATCACACTGGCGAACCTGCTGAACGCTGAAACGATCGACCAGGGCGCCGCGGCGGCACCGGCGAGCGACACCGATGCATTCTGGGTGGGCCAAGGCAGCAGCACGCTGCGGGTGCAGACGCTGTCAGCGCTATGGACCTGGATCGCCGCCAAGCTTCCCGGATACCAGGCGCCCGTCACCGAAGTGACGGCCAACCTGACATTGGACGCGACGCTTGCCGGCCATCTGCTGATTTGCTCACAGCCCGTCTCCGTCACGGCAGGTATTGGCGTCACGACGGGTTTCACCTGCCGCGTCCTGAACGTATCGGTCGGCAACGTCACCTTGGGGGGCATGACCACTTCCAGCGGGTCGTCGATACTGCAAGCCAACCAGCTCGCCGAGGTCAGCGCCGGCGCCTATTCCGGCGGCACCATCGTGTTCGCAGCGATCAGCGGGGGCATGGTGTTGCCGGTTCCGGGGCAGGTTACCGCCCTCACGATCGGTACGGTCACGAGCAGTAGCGTGCCGCTGTCCTGGACAGCGCCGGGCGCCGGTGGCCCGGCTTCCGGCTACACGGTCAACTACCGTGTGACCGGGACCAGTGCCTGGGCCGCGGCGGCGACGGCCGTACCCGGCTTGACCTTTGCCGTCGTCGGGCTGTCGGCCAGCACCGGCTACGATTTCGAGGTCATCGCGACCAACGCGACAGGCAGCGGCCCAGCATCTTCCGTGGTCAGCACCACCACCGCAGCGCCTGCGACGCTGCCGCCGGGCCAGCCAATGGGCTTGTCGGCCGGCACGCTCACCAGCAGCAGCGTGGCGCTGTCCTGGACCGCGCCGAGTGGCGGAGGGGCCGCCGCTGGCTACACCGTGCAGTATTGTGCGCATGGCACGGGGAATTGGATTACGGCGCAAACGGGCGTCGCCACCGCGTCGTACACCGTCACCAGCCTATCGGCATCGACGCAGTACGATTTCCAGGTCATCGCCACGAACGCGGCAGGCGCCGGCCCTGCTTCGCCCGTCATCAGTGCAACGACTCCGATGGCGCCGCCAGGCCAGGTCACCGGCCTCACCGCGGGCACCGCTTCCGCTGTGTCCGTTCCGCTCGCCTGGACTGCGCCTGGAGCCGGCGGCGCGCCATCCGGCTACACGGTGAAGGTTCGTGTGACGGGACAGACCGCCTGGACCACGGCGACCAGCAACGCCACCGGTACCAGCTACACTGTTGCCGGCCTGACCTCGAGCACAAGCTACGACTTCGAAGTGATCGCGAGCAATACGGGCGGCAGCGGTCCGGCCTCCGCCGTCGTCACCGCCACCACCGCGCTTGCAGCGCCTGGCGCCATCACCACCCTGACCGCCGGTGCGGCAACCACCAGTACCGTGCCGTTGTCCTGGACGGCTCCTGCCGGAGGCGGCGCGGTCGCCGGCTATACGGTGCAGTGTCGTCTGCACGGCGCCGCGTCCTGGACCACGGCGAGCAGCGCAGTGACTGCGACCACTTTCACCGTGACTGGTTTGACTCCCGGCGCGACATACGACTTCCAGGTGTATGCAACGAATGCAGCGGGCACCGGGACGGCGGCCACGCTGTCCAGCGTCGCCACGGCGGCAGCCAGCAACTACGTGCTGACACCCGGATGGCTACCCGCAACGGGTTCGACCTGGACCTCGACAGCCAGCGGTATCGGCGTAAACGCGAACGACAACAGCGCCTCGACCGACGGCGGCCATGCCGTGCCGGTCAGTGTGGCGTTCGTCTGGTCCGCCAGCAACACAATCTCACCGACCTCGTCCCAGCAACCGGGCGCCCAGTTCAGCAACAACGGACACAACTACTGGGGCGCCTACGTCAACGGACCCGGCACGCCTGGCAACTACTTCCTGTGGGCGATCGCCAAGGACGTGGGAGCCAACGTAGTGGCGGCCTGCGTGTTCCCCAGCGCCTTCACCTTCACCTGAGCGGGGGATTTGCATGTCCGTGGCACTCGTCGCACCCGGCAGAGCGATGGCCCTTGCCGGGAATGGCGCCGTCGCGCTCTGGCAACGGCTCGCCGGGGCCGGCGGCGGTTCGGCTACCGGCTCCGGCCCGAGCGCGTCCGGCATCGCCGGTCTGTCGGGTTGGTGGGATGCCAGCTCGTACGGGGGCATGCTTGATGCCAACGGCAACGCGATCCCTGCCTGGAACAGCACGGTCGGGAGCCTGACGGACAACAGCGGCGGCGGACGGCCGATGACGGTGTACCGCGCGGCCGGCAGCGGACAGAACGCCACGGCGACGCCGCGTCTGTCCGGGTTGCTGGGCGGACTCGGCGCCACCGTCGCCGGCGGCACCTGGACGCCCTCGCTCGATCCCGACCTGGGGTTTCGCGTGTCCGGGATTTCGATGGCCTCGGGGCAGGCATGGACGCGGTTCCTGGTCTGGTCGCGCCCCAACTGGCGGCAGTCGAGCGGCAAGGATTCCGCGCCGGTCGCCCTGCTGACCAGCGGCAGCATCGTGGTGCTGCAGGCGGACAGCGCTGGCGGCAGCAACCGCCTGATCCTGTTCCCGGGCGCGCAGCAAACCGTGCTCACGTCCAGCCTGACGCGCCGGCACACGCACTCGGTTATCCTGCGCAACACGCCGGGCGCCGGCGTGGATGTGTGGCTCGACGGAACGCAGGTTGCCACCGGAGCCGCGAACCCGATCGGTTCCGCCGCCGCGTCATTGCTGTTCCTGCATGACGGCACGTCGAACGGCGCCGCGCAATGTTGGTTTCATGAAGCGGCGAGTTGGGAACGAGCGCTGACCGGCGCCGACATCGCCACGCTGCTGACCGCGGCGGCGCGCTGGACCCGCGGCCCGCGCAAGGGGGTTGTGCTTCTGTTCACCGGGCAGTCCAACGCGGTGTACGCCACGCTTTCCGACGGCGCCGGGATGCTGCTGGCGCAGGGCGTGGCCTGGTACCTGGGCGCGCTTGCCTGGGGCATGTTCGCCTCGAACGCAGTAGGCAGCGCCACCGAGGTCGGCGGTCACGGCATCTATGCGGCCCCGCCCTATGCGGGTGACTTCGTGCACAACCCCGGCGATGGCAGCGACCCATCCACCTGGGCCGAGGGTGCCGACGGGCAATGGGTGCAGACCTTCATGTCCGCGCAGTCCGCCCCGGATCTGGCCGATTGCGATGCGATCGTCTGGTGGTGGTCGGAAACCGACAGCACGCGCGCCTACACCGAGAAGGCGACATTCGAAGCGGCGGCCAGGCGATGGCTGGCGCTGGAGCGCGGCATGGTGCCAGGCGCAACCGCCGGCTCCTTGCCGCTGATCTGGTGGAACGCCATGCCATTCGGCTCCGGCACCGATAACGGCACACAGATGCACCGGGAGGCGGTGGCGGCGCTTGCGGCTGACGCCACGCAGAACGTGGCGATCGGCCTGCCGATGACCGCGGGCGCGCTGCCCCGCGGCGCGGCGCCGAACGGTGACGGAACGTGGTCCGGCGGCGATTACAATCACCTCGACAGCATCGACAATATAGGCTTTGCCCGGCTCGCGGCGCCGGTGGTGGCGCGCGCAATCCTGTCGTCGCGCGGGGGCGATTCGATTGCTGCCATTCCCGTTGGCGTGCCCGCAGCAGGTGGCCCGCGCATCGCGAGCGCACAGTATACCAGCCCGACCACCGTGCTACTGACCGTGGTCCACGACGCCGGCACCGATCTGCGCGTACCGTTGCTCGCCGCGCACGGAGCGGGCTTTGCCGTCATGGATGGCGGGTCCGTCGCCTCGCCGGGCACGGTCCGGACGGCCGTCGCCTGCATCAGGGTGGACGCCACGCATCTGCAGATCACGCTGGCCAGCCCGCTGGTGAACCCGGCCACGGAATGCCTGCTGTTCTACCCCTACGGCCATGGCTTTATCGGTCGCGGCAACGTCGTGACCGATAATTTCTCGGCTTTGCCAAGCCCGCCGGGCTGGAACATCGGGGGCGATCTCGGCAGCGCCTGGGTGCTCGACTGTCCGCTCGCCGCCACGACAGTGCCGATCGTTCTGCACACCTGACCTTCCGACCGAGGTCGGATCGTCCCCTTCGGAGATTACCGGTGCATGAGCCAATCGACTGCCCGATCAACGTGCAGGTCGCCCAACTGCGTTCGGCGCAGGAGGAGGCGATCAGGCGCGTCGCAGCCTGCGAGCTGCAGGATGCGGTGAGCAGGACCCGCATCGGCGCGCTTGAAGACAAAATCAGGCAGATGGTCCTCTCCGCCGAGTTCGAGCCGGTAAAATGGATGGTCTACGGCATCGTCAGCACGACGCTGGCGGCCGTGCTCACCGCCCTTGTAGCCGGCGTGCTGTCGAGCGCGCCGCGCCTGCTCCACTAAAACTCTGACGAGGCCCTCCATGAAAAAGAAGCCGAGCTATCTTGAAGTCCTGCCGACGGCGCTGGCCTTGATCATGGTCTGGATGATGATCGGACTCGTTTTGTACTGGCTTGCTTATGCCCCGCCCGCGTTCAGCGGCGTGCTGCAGAACGCGGCGATCGACGAGGCCCTTGCGCCCGGCCAGCCCCTCCTGGTGCAGCGCAAGTTCTGCCTTAACTATGACGTGACACTGCGCGTCCATCGCGAGTTTCAGGACGGGGTGGTGTTTGGTCTGCCCGATATCATGACCACGATGCAGAGAGGCTGCCACGACATGACTGTTGAGATCGACGTGCCACACTCGCTGCCGCCGGGTGCCTATCTTTATCGCGTTACAGTCGAGTACGATGCGACTCCGCTGCGCCGGCATGTGGTCCAGTTCCCCGACGTTCACTTCGTACTGGCTGATCAGAGCGGAGACGCGCCGGACCAGGCGACGCGTCTGACCCTCGGCTACTGATCGCCGCCATGTCGACATTCGAGAGTGCCTTCGCCCTGCTTGTGGGTCACGAAGGCGGCCTGTCGTTGGACCAGGCCGATCCAGGCAACTGGACCGGCGGCCGACCGGGCCAGGGAACCTGCCGCGGCACCAAATACGGTATCAGCGCGGCGGCGTATCCGGACATCGACATCGCCAACCTGACGGTCGATCAGGCCGCCGATATCTATCGGCGCGACTTTTGGAATCGCATCATGGGGGACTCGCTGCCGCCGCCGCTGGCGCTGCTCGTGTTCGACGCCGCGGTCAACAACGGCATTGCACGTGCCACGGAGTGGTTGCAGCAGGCAGCAGGTGCCGAGCCCGATGGCGTCATCGGGCCGGCGACCGCAAAGGCCGTGCAGCGCGCGGCACAGACGCAGGGCGGCGCGGCGCTATGCGCCGAGTTCCTCGCCCGGCGGCTGTCCTTCATGGCGTCGCTGCCCACCTGGCGGACCTTCGGCCTGGGCTGGGCCCGCCGGCTCTGCTCCCTGCCCTATCAATCGCTGACCATGACCGAGGGAGACCAGACTCATGGCTGATCCCGTGAAGTGTGCCATTGTTGCCGCCCATGCAGCGGCCGTCGCGCAGGCTGACATGCTTGGGCGGTCGGCCTCGGCGGAGGTGGGCAAGGCCGAAAACGTCGTTGCCAGGAACAAGCTGCTACTAATCGTGGCGGCGACCGGGTTTGTTGTAGGTGTTACATTCGCGCTGCTGATCTGA